TCAAACCCACCCGGTGTGGGGCGGTAGGTCCGGTGCTCGGCCCCGGCGTGGTCGATGACGGTTTCTACCATCGAGCCGGACCAGCACCCAAAGGCGGAGGCCACTTTCTGTGGTGGGCCCTCGACGAACCCGATTGGCTTTTGGGTGTCGTTGGCGCCGAAGTGCTTTAGGGCGTGCTCCCAAGCCACAAGGAGACAGCACCCGGGGCAGTAGGTTTGGCGAAGGACCTCTAGCCCACCCAAGCCAATCTTCGGACAGCGGTCCGAGGACACGTGCCTGAAGCCCGAAAGGGCCCGCAAACCTAGCGGAAAGAAGCGGGAGTACACTTCTAACATCGCCTTTCCCCAGCCCGGCGAAAAAACGACGTCGTCGTCGCAGAACAGGGCGTGCGTTGGGGGGCTTTCGTAGCCGGTTCGCAGGGAAGGCTCGCCGAGAATCTTCAGGCCCACGTTCCACGCGTAGCCCTTACCGTAGTTGATGGGAAGCATGAGGGTGGTCACGGGCTGAGTGAGGAGCCACTCCCGGGTCCCGGCCTCTGTAGCCCCCTGCTCGACCACCACAACCCGACCAGTGAAGCCGGAGTCAAAGAGGGTTCCTAGCGACTGCTTCAAGAGGGGAAGGCGCCCCATGGACACCATCAGCACCGCCAGACCCATATAGGGCTACGGCTCGAGCTGGTGTTGTAGGCGGCGGTAGAGGAGGCCGATCACGGCATAAGCCTCGAGAAGAGTGGTACCACCCCGAAGATGAAGGCCACAAGCGCCCTTCTCATCGGCGAAAAGAAACACACCGCGTTCGGGAGCGGGTAGCTTTTGCTTCTCGTGAATGATCTGGTCGTGAATGGTCCTGATGGGCTCTGCTGGCTTGTTGTCGGTGTTGGTCATCTCACTCCTTCATTTGGAATCATCTTTGTTGATGTTGTTCTCAATTTCAACAACACATAACGCGTACACCTAAGAAAGCGAAGTTGTTAACCGCGCGCCTCTTAGACCTCTGATGAGGCAATGACGTCCCCGAAGGTATAGGTATCTGGGGTCGGATCTTCATTCTCTTGCTCAATATCCTCGAACGGAAACGCGACGGGCACCAGCTCCTCGTTCGCCTGAGTCGTATCTCCGAAGTCAAACGCATCGGGCGTCGGATCCTCGTTGTCTTGGATGTGGTTCCCAAAGTCGTAAACATCTCCAATCCCGAGGGTCTCCTCTGAGACGACACCAATCGGGACGATAGCCGCCCCTAGTACGAAGGTATAGGTATCACCGAAGGCTTCGGACGAGAGCGCCCCCACGGCGTTGATCTGCTGATTAAGCTGCGGCGTTCCGAAGGCTTCTGCCGACGGGACACCGGTTTCCTCGGTCTCTTGGTTAGCGGACGGGGTTCCAAACGCCTCTGCCGAGGGGATGCTGGTACAGTTTATCTGCTGATTGAGCTGAGAAGTTCCAAAGGCCTCTGCACTGGTGACACCCGCTAGATAGAGGATTTGGCCCGCAACAGCCTCGACGAACGGGGTTCCAACGGCTTCTGTGCTTGCAATCCCGGTACAATTGATCTGCTGATTAAGGCGGGTGGTTCCAAAAGCCTCTGCACTAGAGATTCCAGACGGTACAATCTGAAGATTGAGGGTAGCGGTACCAAAGGCCTCGGCTGTGGGGATGCCGGTACAGTTTATCTGCTGATTGAGTTGGGCTGTACCAAATGTCTCTGCGCTGACAATGCCGGTGGCTAAAATTTGCTGGTTGAGTTGGGCCGTGCCGAACGCTTCAGCCGATGCTATGCCGACGGTGGTGATGGTCGAGGCTTCCGTTCCGGCGGTCAGGAGAGCTTCGTCGAATATACCCTCGTTTTGCAGAAGGGGGTCGAACATCCCCTCGTTGTCTAGGGACGGATCAAATAGGCCGGTGTTGTTCGCCATGACTACCCAGTCTTCCAGACCACCAACGAGGACCCGGCCTTAAGCGTAGTGGCGGCTGCAACTTCAGATCCGTGGTATAGTTCGATATCACCAGCAACGGTAACCACCATCACCCCATCGATGCGGATCATTAGATCGGAATTTGCTGCGTCTACTGACACCGAGGTTCCCCAGCCAGCGGTCGATTTCGCGCGAGCGGCCATAACCGTGAACACCTGCCCAGCACCGCCCGCCCCGGCCTGAGTGGCGGCAGCCGTTGCGCCCGTAGCCTGTGTGTCGCAGAAATGGAGGTTTGCGACAAACGCCGTGACGGTGCCGGTGAAGTTCACAGAGAACCGAATTCCTGTCGTAGTCGCCGCCGCCTGATACCTTAAGTAGTACTGGAAAGCATACGTGCCTACAGGCAAGGATAGGCTCATCGAGGTGGCTTCAGAGGGCGTCGTCGAGCTAGTGCTCTTGTCCGAAAAGAGGAAGGAGCGCCACACCTGATTGTTGGTGACGGTGAGATTCTTCTTAGTGGCGCCGGTCGTGGCCAAAGGCCGAAATCCCTTACTCATTAGCCCACCCTATGGAGGTAAAGTGTCGATCCCGTAGAAATCGTAAGCTGGTTGCCGCCCCCGTCTGAGGATTGGTAGAGTTCAATATCGCCCGGAGAGATTACCGACACCATGCCTTCGATGCGCGTGAACATATCGGCGTTGGCCGTGTCTACGTTGCCAATGGTGTTTACAGACACCGTGCCTGCGGCCCGAGCCGAATTTACGCAATAACACTGTCCGGCAGCACCAACCGCGTCTTGGTCGGCTACAAGTGTGGAGGCCGTCGCGCTTGTATCAACGAGGAAGAAGTTGTATATGAAGAAGTCGGTTGTGCCGGTCGAGAAATTGACAGACAGCTTAAACCCTGCGGCAGTATTGTTGGACTGCCAGATGATGAAGTACTGAAAGATATAAACCCCGGGGGTTAGGGTTGTACTCAGCCCCGTAACTTCCGCCTGGGTGGCGCTCGTCGTTACGTGGTCAGCGGCCAGCCGCACGAAGGTAAGATAGGGGTTGGTTTCCTGTACCACCACTACCGGGATACCGTTTGCGTCATATTGTGTGAACATTAGACCACCTTCATCAGGACTAGCGATGTGCCCGGACGCACTGAGGTTGCGGTGGCGTCTTCAGAACCGTGGTACAGGCGAATATCACCCTGAGTGGTTACGACCATAATTCCCTCAACCTTAGCGAACATATCGGCATTTTGCGTATCTACCGAGATCGTGGTGCCCCAACCAGCCGAGGACTTCGCGCGCGCGGCAAACGCGCAATACACCTGCCCGCCCGCAGCGACTGCGTCTTGATCGGCTGCCGCAGTAGAAGCAGCGGCCGTGTTGTCGCACACGTGCCAGTTGGCCACGAACTTCGAAGTCGTTCCAGTATAATCAACCGAAAAGCGAACCCCGGTGCCGGTGGCTGTGGACTGGTATATGATGAAGTACTGAAACACGTATGTGCCGGGCTGCAGCGTCAGGCTAAGAGCCACAACCTCGGTGGGCGAAGCCGTACTATTCGACTGGGAAGCCGACAACGACACCGCCGCGATGCGCGGATCAGACACGGCCTGGGCTTCTTTCAGCTGGCCAAGGGCGTCTCGATATGAGAAATTACCCATCGTAAGAGAACGACTCCCCGGCGGCTAAAGTCACCTTATAGAGGTTGGCACCAACCGATCCGTCGTAGATCTCGACCGTGACTGTGTTCGGGGTGCTGGCATCAGTGTTGAACACAAACAGGGACTTGACGTTGCGCTGCACAGAGCTAGCGGGCGCGGCTACCACGGTGGTAGTGGTGTTGGTCGAGATTGAGGTGTTGGTGCTTCCGGGAGTTGAGGTGGCGCCGTCCCAGTCAACATAGGATGCGTGGACTTCAACTACCGTAGAGGCCGATGTGACGATTCGAATGACCTTGCTGGTTGTGTCTAAGATAACCATAGTAATTCCTTTCTAACTCCTACACGAGGGGCTAAACCTCCTCGCTCTCTTGTACTAGGTCTCCGAAATCATAGACGTCGGGTACGGGATCTTCGTTATCTTGAATGATGTCGCCATAGTCAAACAACAGGCCAACCCCAAAGGCTTCAGCCGAAACCACACCCACCGGAAATACCGAGAAATTTAGGGTTAGAGTTCCGAACGCCTCGGCCGTGGGGATACCGACGGCGTAAACCAATGGGCGGACAGAAGTCGTACCGAACGCCTCTGCTGAAGCAATTCCGGCGGTGTTAATTTGTTGATTTAAAGTGGCCGTGCCGAAGGCTTCAGCCGAAGGAATGCCCGACGGGGATATGGACGACCGGACCGATGCCGTTCCGACCGCTTCGGCCGAGGGAATACCGGTACAATTTATCTGCTGATTTAGTTGGGGTGTTCCAAACGCTCCCGCACTCGCAATTCCGGTGCACACAATCTGTAGATTTAACTGAGCCGTACCAAAGGCCTCGGCGCTGGCCACCCCAGTAGCACGGATCTGCTGATTTAGTTGGGGCGTTCCGAACGCTTCGGCCGAGGGAATACCCGACGGGGATACGAGTTGGGCCTCCGTCTCTACGGACGGCGTACCAAACGCCTCAGCACTTGCAATACCGGTACAATTTATCTGCTGATTTAGTTGGGGTGTTCCAAACGCCTCTGCACTAGCAACGCCGGTACAATTTATCTGCTGATTTAGTTGTGGAGTTCCAAACGCTTCTGTGCTCGCGATTCCCGATGGGGAGATACTCAGCCCAATGGAAGCTGTACCAAACGCTTCTGTGCTCGCGATTCCTGCACAAACAACCTGCTGGTTTAATTGTGCGGTTCCGAAAGCTTCGGCGCTCGCGATGCCGGAAGGTGAAATAGCCGGATTGATGGACGCAGTGCCAAAAGCTTCCGCTGAAGCAATGCCGTTAGCGCCTGTATCTAGACTGATGCCCTGATTAAAGGCGGGGAGTCTGAACGTAACACCAAGGTACGCGTAAAAGCCTTGGGCCGGAGCAGAGGCAGAGGGGGTTGTGGCAACCTGCGCAGCCGAAATGTCGTCTTTGCGTATGGTTTGAAACGAGGCGTCTGTACCTGTGGTGGTGCTGGCCGCTGTACCTTCATCCCAACCACTGTTCACCATGGAAAACGCCTGATCGTCCAGCGAAATACCAAATTGAATAGCAGTACGCGCGGACGCGCCACTAGAAAGCTGGGTGACAGGGCCGTTTTGATTGGCGGTGGTGTACGGGTTGGAAGCGACAGCAAAGTCCCACGGCGTTTGCGCAAACGCCGCATTCCGGACTACGTAAGCGCGACCAGCAAAGCAGGTATCAGTGCCTGTGTCCCACCCGGCCCCGCGCGTACACACCGGATTTGTTTCCGACGAAGACGCCGCCACTTTATAAAACCAAGCCACCCAACCATCAACGTCAGCGCCGGGTCCATCTCCCACCTGACTTACAATCGCCGTATACCCAGAGGGTGTGGGAATTTCTAAAATTTCATCATCCAAGGAATTAGGCGCCCAGATACCCAAAGCCAAAACAATGATGTCGTTGGTGGCGTGCTCGGGAAGGGTAACGGTCAAGCTACCGGAAGTGTTCGAAGCTACTGCGCCTTCGCGGAACAAATACGGGGCGTCCAAGTGCCGCGCCAAAGAACCAAAAGCCTCAGCAGAAGCAATGCCATCAGCCGAGATAGTCTGTGCAAAGGGCTTTTAAACGAAATACCCATGA